CCAGACGAGGAGGTCAGGCTCGGGCACCGGGTTGCCGTCGGTGTCGAGGATGTACTGCCCGAGCGGGTTGGAACGGCGGCGTCTAGCCACGGGGGCGCCTATCGGTCGAGCGGACAAAGGCCTGGACCTTGGCGATGTGATCAGCGAGCGGCTTATCGAGGCGCAGCTCGCGCAGCTCATCGGCCGTCGCCGCGCGCACGGTCAGGTCGGCGTTAAAGGCGAGGATCTGAGCGCAGTTGATGCAGACGCATAAATCGCCCTCTTTTGGGGTCGCGTCGGGGTGTTTGGGGTCGCTCGCCATCGCGCCGTCGAGGTGGTGACCGCAATAGGGGCACGGCGTTGCCGGCACCCTGGTGTCGCGCAGCTCAACCACTATGGCGGTCCTGATCGTTGATCGCCCGGTCGATCCAGCTCAGCATTCTGGCGAACCCGATATCGGCAAGGATGACCCGCACCGGGACGATGTCGGGGCCGCAGCGCCCGTCGACCTCGACCACGCGGCCTTTGACGAGGTTGGCGAACTCGCGCTCGTCGAGTTTTACAAACACGGGGTGTGCCATCCCGCCTCCCTGTTTGGGCGATTGTTGCATACACCATCATGACGGGCAACCAGCCATGACAGCAAACCCGCCCAAGTGATCGATCCGCCAGAAGGCACTATTCGACTGCCCCATAACGGGTGGAAGCCGCGGTATTACCAGCGTAATCTTTGGGAGTACTTGGAAGGCCAAGGTAAACGCGCAATAGCCATCTGGCACCGTCGCGCCGGCAAGGATGAGGTTTGCCTGCACTGGAGCGCCATCGCGGCGCACATGCGCGTTGGCGTGTATTGGCACATGCTGCCTGAGGCCAATCAGGCTCGTAAGGCGGTTTGGGACGCGGTCAACCCGCATACCGGGCAGCGCCGGATCAACGAGTGCTTCCCGCGCGAGCTGCGCGAGAGCACCCGCGAGACCGACATGGCGATCCGCTTTAAGAACGGTTCGCTGTGGCAGTTGGTCGGATCGGATAACTACAACAGCCTTGTTGGCTCACCGCCGGTTGGCGTGGTGTTTAGCGAGTTCGCCCTCGCCGATCCGAGTGCCTGGGGCTATTTGCGGCCGATTTTGGCCGAGAATGGCGGTTGGGCGCTGTTCATCACCACGCCGCGCGGGCGCAACCACGCCTCGACCTTTTACGAGGGCGCGCGCCAGGACGGCACATGGTTTGCCGAGCGGTTGCCGGCGACCGATACCAACGTTTTCTCGCTCGACCAGCTCGAGGTCGAGCATCGCGAGCTGATCAGGGAATACGGCCAGGACGACGGCGAGGCCCGTTACCGGCAAGAGTACCTGTGCTCGTTCGATGCCGGCGTGATGGGCTCCTACTACGGCACGCTGATGGAGGCGGTCGAGAAGGAAGGCCGCATCTGCAAGGTGCCGCACGAGCCGACCCTGCCGGTGCACACCGCGTGGGATCTGGGGATCGGCGACGCCACCGCGATCTGGTGCATTCAGCTCGTCGGCCGCGAGATCCACGTCATCGACTACATCGAGAACAGCGGCGTCGGGCTCGACTGGTATTCGCGGGAGTTGGACAAGCGCCCGTGGAAGTGGGGCGAGCACATCCTGCCGCACGACGCCGCGGCGCGCGAGCTGGGCACCGGAAGAAGCCGCGAGGAGGTACTGCGCAGCCTGGGGTTCCACCGCACCCTGGTGGTCCCGCAGCAACGCATCGAGGACGGCATCAACGCGGTGCGGATGATCCTGCCGCGCTGCTGGTTTGACGCCGAGAAGACCCCGCGCGGGGTCTCGGCGCTGCAAAACTACCGGCGCGCCTGGAACGAAGCGTTGCGCACCTATAGCGACCGCCCGCTGCACGACTGGACCTCGCACGCCTGCGATGGGCTGCGGACCTTTGCCATGGCGAACATCCGCAACGCCGGCACGCCCAAGCCGATCAAGTACCCCGATCTCGCCGTGGTGTAGGGATGATCGCACGCTGCCTCGCGCTCTGCGCGCTGCTGACCGGGTGCGCCAATATCGGCGAGACGGTCGGCGGTCTCTTTACGCTGAACCCGTCGGCCCGCCCGGTGGCGCGCGGCGTCGATGGCGGGGTGGCCCGCATGGTCATCACGCTGTGCCCGCAGAGCAAGGAGAGCCTCACCGCCGCCCAGGCGCTCCTCAGTCAGGTGCTGCAATCGCCCGCCGAGACGGTCCTCGCCAATGCCGGCGGCACCGCTGAGATCGACGTCAATGCCTGCCCTTGGGCAGCAATCACCCAAGACCAGCCTGCCAACCCAGCGACAAGGAGAGCGCGATGAGTGATTATGCAAAAGCCATCGAGAAGGCCCAGCTCCTCGACTACCTGTTCTGGGATGGGGTCGTCACCCAGGCTGAAATCGACACCGTTGCGCAAGCGCATCTCGGCTGGCCGACCCCCGAGCAGCAGGCCGAGAAGCTGAAGATGGCTGACGCCTCGGCCAAGGCCGACGCCGCCGCTGCAGCGCCCAAGCCGCTCAGCTTTGACATGCCCGAGCCACCCGAGGGCTACGTCAAGACCGGCGAGAAGCCCCCGGCTGCGGTGGCCGAGGAGGAGCACCGGCAGCCACCCCCGCCGCCTCCGCCAATGCCGGCGCCGCACCCGTCCCCGCCGACGAGCCACACGAGCACTGCCGCCGGAAGGCGTGACCGGTGAGCGATTACGCTCGCGCCGCCGACTACGCGCGCGTCTTCCACATCCTGTTCTGGAATGGGGTCGTGACCCAGGACGAGATCAACACGGTGGCGCGCGCCAATTTTGGCCTCCCCGAGGGTGACGATTACCCGATGGAGCCACCGCCGGCCGACTACACGCCACCGGCGCCGCCGAGCAATATCGACGTGCCGCACCTCAGCGGCACACCGGCGGTCGGCGAGGTGCTGTCCTGCACCCTGGGCAATTGGACCGGCACGCCCACCGGGTACGCCTACGCGTGGCAAAGCGGCGGCGGCGCGGTCGGCAACAGCCTGCCGACCTATACCGTGGCTGACACCGACCAGGGCAACGACATCACCTGCGTGGTCACCGCGAGCAACGCCTACGGCGCCACCCCGGCGCCGCCATCCAACGCGATCTCGATCCCGCCCGACCCCGGTGTCACGCGCCGCAGGAGCAGCGCATGACCAGCCTCGCCGACGCCCAGCGCATCCGTGACCTTGAGGAGCGGGTGCGCGTGGTCGAGGAGGAGCTGTTGACTTTTAAGTCAACCGTCGCCGACCTGCGCGACCGGCTGGACGCGCTGCAGGAAGAGCCGGTCGAGCCCGCGCCACTGCCGCCACCGCGCCCGCCGCCGAGGAGCAGCACCGGCGCCTTCGCCAAATGGCAGGCCCAGCAGGCCGAGGCGCAGCGGAAGGCCCAGGAGGCCGCTTTAGATGCCTGACGGCGAGCTGTTCCCGTCGCGCGGGCTGCCCGATGTGCCGCGCCGCGACCGCAACAAGCTCATGCCGCAGGATGAGCTGAAGGACATCATCCGGCGCGAGCTGAACCAAGCGTTGGGCACCGAGAATGGCAAGTTGTCCAACGAGCGCATGGAGGCGATGGGCTACTACCAGGGCGTCGAGTTTGCCGACCCGCCGCCCGGTCAGAACCGCTCCAAAGTGGTCATGCTGACCGTGCTGGAGACCGTCGAGTGGGTGCTGCCGGCGTTGCTGCGGATCTTCTGCGCTGCGCCGCAGATCGCCGACATCAGCCCGGTCAAGACGACCCAGACGCCGCCACCGCCTGCCCCCGGGCAGGCGCCGCCGCTCGATCCCGAGGCCGCCGCGACCCAAGCCGGCACCTACGTCAACCACATTTTCAACGTCGACAACCCCGGCTTCCTCATCCTGCACGACTGGTTCAAGGACGCCTTGTTGCAGAAGGTCGGCTGGGTCAAGCGCTGGTGGGACGAGGGCGAGGTCCGCGAGACCAACACCTTTACCGGGCTCACCCAGGAGGAATACGCCGCCAAGCTCAACTCGCTCAACGACCCCAATAGCTCGTCGACCGTCGAGGTGCTCGAGGAGCACGAGTATCCGGCGCCCACCCCCTCTGGCATGAGCGAGGACGCGCCCAATTTTGGCTCGCCGATGCTCTACGACTGCAAGCTGCGGGTGACCCGCAAGCAGGGGCGCATCAAGGTCGCCAACGTGCCGCCCGAGGAGGTGCTGTTCTCGCGCCGCTGCAACCGCGATTACCTGCCCTATATCTGCCACCGCAAGCCCACCACGATGACCGAGCTGCTCGAGCAGGGCTACGACAAGGAGTGCCTGGAGGGCGTCGCCTGGACCGACACCGACGACTACAACGCCGAGCGGCTGCAGCGCTATAAGCCCGACGACGACTTCCCCTACACCAACGACCGCACCGACCCGCCGATGCGCAACTACTGGGTCGAGGAAAACTACGTGCGCGTCGACTACGACGGCGACGGTCTCGCCGAGCTGTGCAAGGTCGTGACGG